ACCCAAATTCAAAAATTCAAAGGAGATCACGGCATGAAAACATTAAAGGAGTTCGATTACGACCTTTGGGCAATCGAGGAAAACGGAAGAAAGAGATATTTCGCCAGAATCAAGGCCACCGGAGAGGAAGCGGAGGTCAGCCTTGAGGTGATGCGGCTGCTGCTCAGTCAGGAAAAGCAGATGCGCCGGGAGTATGCAAAACAGCAGACCATCGGGCCGGTTCTGAGCCTTGACGCCATCCGCGACGGCGGAAGCATGGACGAGGCCGCATGGCTGCTGGATACGCGGCAGCGCATTGACTCCGAGGTGCTCACGGCAGAACTCACAGACGCATTCTGCAAAATGCTGACGGATAGCCAGCGTTCGATCTTTACGGAATGCCTCATCGAGGGGAAAAGCCAGTCCGCATATGCTGCGGAGCACGGCATGGCCAGGCAAAGCGTGCATGACACAATCGCACTGATCCGCAAAAAAGCAAAAATATATTTTTCGTGATACCTGACAAAGGGCAAAAAAATGTCCATTGAAAGGTGAGAGGACAAATCTCACCGCAAGGGATACGGAGATTCAGTTTTCTCAGAGCCGCATGGCTCAGCGAACCTTGAAAACTGAATATCCAGGCATCAGGCACATTCCCAACGCTATGGGCTGAACCCCTGAGCCGCTTTCGTGAGTGCGCCACGACCTCAGAAATGAGCGAGCGATACAACTTACACGATAAAAGCCGGGCTGCTCCCGGTGGAGGCGACGACAGGTGTTGGGGACAATGATACTTCCGTAATTCGCGGCCCGGCCACAATGAAGGCGGGGAGGTTCGATTCCTATGGAGCGGTGCAGCACACCGCCGTCTGATGCTCTCCCTGCTCTCGGGGCGTCGAGGACAAATAGAGAGCATACATACCCGAAAAACCAAAATGACAAAAGACAAGGAGACGCAATATGAACGCACAGGACAGATACAACAGCGAGAGATATCCGGACATGACCTGCTTTCTCGCTTTGAGGAATATCGAAAGAAACGAAAGAAAGGAACGGAGAAACCGCATGAAGGAAAACTGGATTTACCGCAGGGGCGACGTGTATTTGGCCAACCTCGACCCCTACATAGGCTCCGAGCAGGGCGGCACCCGCCCTGTGGTGGTTCTGCAAAACAACACCGGCAACTACTACTGCCCCACGCTGATCATCGCGCCCATCACGTCCAAGTCCGGCAAGAAGCCGTCCCAACCTACCCACTACTACGCCGAGCGCATCCACGGGCTGGAGCTTCCCGGCATGGTGCTGCTGGAGCAGATCAAGACCATCGACAAGCGGCGCGTGAAGAAGTACCTGGGCAGGATGACCCGGCGGCAGATGGATGAGATCGGGGAGGCCATCGAGGAAGCCCTCGGGCTGTACGTCCCCGAAGAAATGGAGGCTCCGTAATGAATCCCGTACTGACCATCGACCCGGAGTTCGAGGCGAAATGCCCGCCGCTGACCGAGGACGAGCTTTCCCAGCTGGAAGAAAACATCTTAGAGGAAGGGCTGGTGCTCATGCCCCTCATCGTCTGGAACGATACGATTGTGGACGGTCACAACCGCTATCGCATCGCGCAGGCGCATCCGGGCATCGGGTTCCGCACCCATGAAAAGCAGTTCAACAACCGCTACGAAGCCCTTTCATGGATTTGCAAGAACCAGCTCGGACGGCGAAATCTGACACCCCAGCAGAAGAAATATCTGATCGGGCAGCGTTACGATGCAGAGAAAAAAACACATGGAGGAGATCGGAAAAGCAATCTGCCAGAATCAAGTGGTCAAAATGACCACTTGATTGCAGCACAGAAAACAAGAGAGCGAATTGCTTCAGAGACAGGAACAAGTGAGAGCTATGTTAAACGAGCGGATCAGTATGCAAAAGGTGTGGACGCCGCTGAAGAAGCGCTTCCGGGTATAAAGAATGACCTGTTGCTCGGAAAGTTTAAGCCCAGAGAAACCGATGTGGCGGCTGTCGCCCGTGCATCTCCGGAGGAGCGCCGGGAAAAAGCGGAACAGCTCAGGGTGATCCCGGAAAAGAAGCCCAAAGCAGATAAGGAGTCTGCCCGGAGCGGCACAAAGCGCCGGCAAGATGTTTATGCGACTATCGACAAAAGCTACGAGGATATGAAGGACTCCAAGCGCGTCACGGAGGATTCGGCACTGGTAAGCCTGCGCTATACGGCGCGGAATATGGTCGAGACATGCGACGTGCTTTTTACGAACTTCCCCGGTCTATTGGAAAAGCCTGACTACAAAGATCAGGTCATTGAAATCATGCAGGAGCCAAAACAATACATTCTCAAATTGGAAGGAGAAACAGACAATGAACAGCATTAAGACACTCTACAAGCTGATGGAGGTCAGCAGCCGGGATTTGGAGATTCCCGATGCGTACCAGCGCAAGCTGAACACCGAGCGTGTGGCAAAGATCGTGGCCGGGTTCAATGAGCGTATCGCCAACGAACCGAAGGTTAGCTTTCGTGACGGTCACTATTATGTGTTTGACGGGCAACATACTATTGTGGCGCGCAAGCACATGAACGGCAACAACGACCTGCCGATCCTCTGCAAAGTGTACTACGGTATGACAGAGGCTGATGAAGCTCTGCTGTTTGCCATGCAGACCGGCTGCTCCGCAGCCCTGACGCCCAGTGCAAAGCTCCGCGCCAATCTTCGCGGCGAGGATAAGGCATCGGGCGAGTTCTACGAGGCCACAGAGGAAGCGGGGCTGCATGTGGGCTTTGAGCGAGGCGGCGGCACGGGTCGCATCCTCTGCATCAACACCGCCTTTGCGGAGTTCAAGCGCGTCGGCGCAGAGGTTTACAAGGAAGCGCTGACCATCCTGCTGGAAGCCTGGGGCGGCGATCCCGATTCCCTGAGAGCGGAAATCATTCAGGGAATCGTCCATTTCGTGGAGCTGTACCACGGCGAGTACGACCGGGAACGGCTCATTTACAGCCTCCGCGCCTACGAGCCCAAGTTTATCTACGCGGCGGGCAAGGCGGAAAAGGAGCTGCGGGGCGTAAAGCGCTACGTCAACCTGTTCTACCGCATCTACAACGGCAGGCGCAGGCATTCGACCCTTCCCATGAAGTTCTGAGGGAAGGCAGACCGCAAGAGAAATCGTGCGGTCATTTACATACAAAAACAACGCATAGGAATGGAGGTGCGAAACATGAACTCTGAAACCACTACCACGCTATCCCAGCGTGATGCTTACAAGCTAATGCTGAAAGAGTATCCGGATGTCATGGATATCGCTCAGATGTGCCAGATACTTGATGTCAGCACGAAAACGGGGTATCGACTGATACGAGAAGGCAAAATCTGCTGCATAAAAGTAGGTCGCGCCTACCGTATCCCCAAAGCACATCTTTTTACCTACTTATGCATCGGCTGTTGACTGCATGGAGAAATAAATCCGATTGGCGGCATCCTTTCCGCATCAGTTCGAATGATTTATACTGTTCTCAGGTCAACGGCAGGTGTTACCCACAACAAGAGAGGAGGATATTTTATTATGGTGGCAGGACACCTTCGTGAGAAAAAAGGTTATTTTTATGCGGTACTAAACTACACTGACGCACACGGAAACCGCAAAACAAAGTGGATTGCAACAGGGCTTGTGGTCAAGGGCAACAAGAAACGCGCCGAAGCGTTCTTACAGGAGCAGCGGCGCAGCTTCCAAGAGGAGGTGCCAATTACAGGCGGCATTCTTTTTGCAGATTTCATGGAACAATGGCTTACGGTAATAAAGAGCTCCGTGGCGGTGACAACTTTCGCCTCATACTCTAATATGGTCAAAAAAGTAATCGTGCCGTATTTCAGAGAACGGCAGATTACGTTGCAGGAGCTGTCGGCAAAACACATCCAGGATTTTTACCTGAAGGAACTGGAACGTGTGAGCGCATCCTCGGTTATTCATTATCACGCAAACATCCACAAGGCGTTGAAGTATGCTGTCAAGCTCGACCTAATCTCCAGTAATCCCGCTGATAAGATCGAAAGACCAAGGAAGGAGCGTTTTATGGCAAACTTTTACGATGCCGATGAAGTGAACAGGCTTTTTGAAATCTCCAAAGGCACCAAACTTGAAATCCCCATTCTCTTTGGTGCTTTCTATGGGATGCGGCGCAGCGAGACCCTCGGTATGAAATGGGATGCCATCGACTTTGAGCGCGACACAATCACCATCCGGCATACGCTTACAACCGTTGCCCTTGATGGAAAGCGTATTACGGTCGCAGAAGATCGGACGAAAAATAAGTCCAGCATGAGAACGCTGCCACTGGTTCCTTTCGTAAAGGAACGGCTTCTGGAGCTTAAAGCAGAACAGGAGGAAAACCGACGTTTATGCGGGCGATCCTATGTGAAAGATTACACGGGCTATGTGTGTATCAATGAAATCGGAGATATCATCAAGCCTAATTATGTTTCCTGCGGATTCCCGAAGCTTCTGGAGGAACACGGACTGCGCAGGGTGCGCTATCACGATTTGAGACATAGCTGCGCCTCGCTGCTTCTCGCCAACGGCGTTCCGATGAAGCAGATTCAAGAATGGCTCGGGCACAGCGACTTCTCAACTACGGCAAACATTTACGCACACCTTGAGTACAGTTCAAAAGTTATCTCCGCAGATGCAATGCTTGCTGGCTTAGGGATAGGAAACCGGGAATAAAAAAGAGAAGCCGGCAAAACCGGCTTCTCAGGTTGGCGGAGGGTTAGGGATTCGAACCCTAGGTGCCTTGCGGCACACGACTTTTCGAGAGTCGCACCTTCGACCACTCGGACAACCCTCCAAGTTGTATCTTCACCCAATCCGCTTTGGAAAATGGGGAGAACTGATGGGGAGAACTCAAAGATTTTTTCGTTTTCGAACCCTCGAAAACCTGCATAAATCAAGACTTTTTCGGGTGGAGCGTTCCACGAAGCGATTCCGATTTCGAGTCAGGGCCGTTATAACCACTTCGATACCACTCCGTATCTATCTCAAAGCATTTTCCTCTTTCCTTCCGGTCGAATGGCTTTGGATGGAGCCTGAAAAAAGTCCGGAAAAAGGAGAGAAAACGCGGAGAGAACGACAGAAAATATTGAGTTGTGAATGTCTCAAAAGCCCTTATAAATCAAGGGTTCTGAGGCGGCGGGGCACCAAATGGTGCTCCTGATTTCGAGTCTTTTATGCAACTGTGACGGGGGTGCCCGTTTTGGGGTCGTTTCTGTAAGCCCCGTACCCGCCGAAAGCCGCTTGAAATCAGGCTTTTTCGCTCGGAAAGCCTTGCGGGACAGGCTTTTTTGAAAGTGGGTTCAAATCGGCATTTTTTCCGATTTTGGAGAGAAATGCGGGAAGATAGGAGAGAAAAATCGAGAGACGGCCATACACCGCAGGATAGAGCTTCCAACCGACGAAAATCTATTTTTGAGGTGTTACAAATGGATGTATTCCCCGTTAACTGGGACAGCGTTCCCGAGGTGATGAACAAGGAGCAATTTTTCCGCATCTGCCACATCAGCAAGTCCACGGCGCTGCACCTGCTCAAAAGCGGCAAGGTGCCCTGTGAGTGGTCGGGTAAGAAAACCCGGTGCTATAAAATCCGAAAAGAGGATGTGAAAGCATACTTGGAGGAGCGGGCAATTTTTCCAGAACTCTATTCTGCGCCGAAGGGATGGTACGGCACCCACTATGTGGCGAGGCTCTCCAAGGAGCTGCCGGAGGACACGCTGCGGCAGATGCACAGCTACTATGAAAAGCTGCTGCGCAAATACCCGGATGTGGTCACAGTAAAGGATGTGGTGGCCCTGACCGGCTACACCCTGACCACCGTCCACAACTGGTGCAGCCGCGGGTCGCTGAAAGCCTTTCAAAAGGGACTGAAGTTCTGTATCCCGAAAATCTTTCTTGTGGATTTCTTCTGCTCCCTGACCTTCCGCTCTATTACCCGTAAAAGCCTTTGGCATATCCAGACGCTGAATGAATTCAGCAGGAAGATGAAGAAATAATGTGCGATTCTGAAATTCGCACACTCGCACCTGTCTTTCGGTTTAGGTAGACTGTAACCGAAAGGCGGGTGCATTTTGCATTGCAGACCTGCCGGGGAAATTTTGAATGGGAGGATCACATATGGAATCGCTATTTGAGCAGTTGGGCGGCACTTACACAAGGCAGGGCGACTATTGCCTGCCGGATGTTTGCTTACCGCCCGAAGAAGAACGCCCTATCGGCATTTACGGCCAGCGGCGGCGAGCCTATCTGAAGGAACATCACCGGGTGTTGTATTATAACCTGCTGACCGCCGGGGTGCTGGATGGGCACCTTGCAGACATCGAGGAGCAGGCGCAGGGACTCTTTCTTCGGTTGGTAGAACAATACGCAGACACCGAGGGCGTGACGGAGGCCTTGAAAGCCGATGACCCGATGGCGTGGGTGCGAAAGATGAACGGCATCCGACATCGGGCAAACGAGGTCGTGATGCAGGAAATTGTATATGGGTAACGAGCAAGCGGGGGGTCGATGACCTCCGCTTGTTTTGTGTGCAGAAAAGAACAATGCTGTTTTGAAACGACATTGTTCCGAACTTTGTTGACATTGTTCTTTTGTCCGGGTATAATATACTTGTGATTTTATGCGTGGAGGTATCCCCTATGGCTGAAATGATCTCGGTAAGAGAGGCAGCAGTGCGCTGGAATATAACGGAGCGGAGAGTTGCGACGCTCTGCAAGAATGGGAGAATCGCCGGTGCGGAAAAGCAGGGCAATCGTTGGCTGATCCCCGCTGATACGCAGAAGCCGGCGGATCAGCGGCTCAAGACGGGCGCTTTTCGCAAGACGGAGCGCGCGCCGAAGCTGCCCCTGCCCATCGGCGTGTCCAACTACTGTCTTGCCTCGTCGGAATACTATTATATCGACAAGACGATGATGATCAAGGACTTTATCGACGAGCGTCCGATGGTGACGCTGTTCACCCGCCCCCGGCGCTTCGGCAAGACGCTGAATATGGATATGCTGCGCACTTACTTTGAAAAGAGCGACAAGGATACCTCCGTCTATTTCCGGGATAAGAAGATCTGGGCCTGCGGCCAGAAGTACCGGGATTATCAGGGCAAGTACCCTGTGATCTTCCTGACCTTCAAGGATGTGAAGTTCGATACTTGGGAGGAGACCTTTGCGGCCATCCGGGATATTTTCGCAAAGGAGACCCGGCGGCACAAGGAGCTGCTGACCAGCGATAAGTGCGACGAGTACAGCAAAAAGGCCTATGAAAAGCTGGCAGACGGCAAAGTCAGCGAGGTAGAGCTGGCTTCTGCACTGCTGGACCTGTCCGCTATGCTGCACAAGCACTATGGCACTGCGCCCATTATCATCATTGATGAGTACGATACCCCCATCCAGCAGGGCTATCAGAAGGATTATTACGACAAGGTCATCCGGTTTATGCGAAACCTGTTTTCCGGTGGGTTCAAGGATAATCAGCACCTGTCCTTCGGCTTCCTCACCGGCATTCTGCGGGTGGCCAAGGAGAGCATCTTCAGCGGGATGAACAACCTGTCCATCAACTCCGTGCTGGACAACAAATACAGCGCCTACTTCGGCTTCACCGCCGACGAGGTGATGGAGATGGCGGAATACTACGGCGCTGCCGATAAGTACGACGAAATTTGCCAGTGGTACGACGGCTACCGCTTCGGCAAGACGGAGATTTTCAACCCGTGGTCGGTGGTCAACTACTTCAGCAACGAGTGCGAGCCGAGGCCCTTCTGGGTCTCCACCGGCAGCAACGATATTATCGGGGAAGTGCTTGCCCAGGCGGACGAGGAGATTTATAACCGTCTGACCTCCCTGGTCAACGGCGAGACCTTTACTACCTTCATCGACACCGGCGTGATCTATCCGCAGATCAAGAGCAATCCCTCCACCATTTACAGCTTCCTGTTGGTGACCGGCTATCTGAAGGCACTGAAAACCACGCCCTCCTTCAGCGGCGATTTTATGTGCGAGGTCTCCCTGCCCAACCGGGAGATTTCTCTGGTGTATAACAAGGAGATTTTGCAGAGGCTGGAGAATCTGATCCCGCCGTCCACGGCGATTTCTGTTCAGGAGGCCATCTTCTCCGGCGATAACGCACGGCTGAAAGCGCAGATCCAAACGCTGCTGACCCAATCGGTCAGTTCCTTCGATACTGCCGGGGAGAACTTCTACCACGGCTTTATGCTGGGCCTGTGCGCCCTGCTGGGCGGCGCTTTCGTGACCTCCAACCGGGAATCCGGCGACGGACGCTATGACATTCAGTTGAAGCCCACGCAAAAGGGTCTCCCAGGCATCCTGATTGAGCTGAAAGCGGAGAGGAATTGCAGCGACGAAAAGTTGAAAAAGCTGTCCGAGACGGCCTTGCAGCAGATCAACGACAAGAAATACGAAACCGAGCTGACGACCGCCGGGGTCAGGACGATTTATAAATACGGCGTGGCCTTCAGCGGTAAAAAGGTCGAAGTGGCAGTCGGGTGAGAAGAGAAAGCAATGGTTAACGAAAAAAGCAGCGCCGTGGGCGTAAATATACAGGAAAAGGCAACCGTGATTTGGAACATTGCAAACGCATTGTTCGGATTCTTCAAGCCCCACGAATATGGCCTTGTGATCCTGCCGATGACGGTGGTCAAGCGGTTTCACGACTGCCTGCTGCCCACCCACGATGCGGTGATCGAGCAATATGAAAAGGTTAAGAAGCTGGCGGTTATCGACGGCTTTCTGACCCGTGCTTCCGGCTATCAGTTCTATAACACCAGCCGTTTCACTTTTGAGAGCCTGCTAGCCGACCCGGACAACATCGAAGCAAATTTCCGGGACTATCTGGCCGGGTTCTCCGGCAATGTGCAGGATGTGCTGGCCAAGTTCGATTTTGATAACATCATTCGCCGTATGGTGGAGTGCAACAGCCTGTATCTGGTCATCAAGGAGTTCAACTCCCCCAAGGGCTACCTCGGCCCGGATAAAATCAGCGCCGTGGACTGCGGCTATATCTTTGAGGATCTCGTCAAGCGTTTCTCCGAGTCCTTTGGCGAGGAGGCCGGAGCGCACTTCACCAGCCGGGACATCATCTATCTGATGACCGACCTGCTGCTGTGCGATGCCAAGCTGGATGACGGCAATGTGACCGTATACGATATGACGATGGGCACCTCGCAGATGCTTTCCTGTATGGAGGAGCGCATCCACGAGCTGAACAGCGATGTGGAAGTGACCTGCTTCGGGCAGGAGTTTAACCCCTCCACCTTCGCCATTGCAAAGGCAGATATGATGATCCGGGGCGGCGACCCCAATAATATGCGGTTCGGTGATACGCTCTCCGACGATCAGTTTCCGGGCTTCACCTTCCGGTACTGCATTTCCAATCCGCCCTTCGGCATCGACTGGAAGCGGGAACAGAAGGCGGTGGAGGCCGAAGCCGCCAAGGGCGAGCTGGGGCGCTTTGCGCCCGGTCTGCCGAAAATCAGCGACGGACAGCAGCTTTTTGTGCTCAACGGCCTGTCTAAGCTGGCGTCGGGCGGCAAAATGGCAATCATTCAGAACGGCTCGCCTCTGTTTGCCGGTGATGCCGGGAGCGGCCCCAGCAACATCCGCCAGTATATCCTGGAAAACGATTGGCTGGACGCTATTATTCAGCTTTCCACCGACCAGTTTATGAACACCGGCATTTCCACCTATATCTGGGTGCTGTGCAAGGACAAGCCCGCCTACCGCTGCGGCAAGGTGCAGCTCATTGACGCGTCCCACTGCTACGAGCAGCGCCGCAAAGCCATCGGAACCAAGCGCAACGACATCAGCGACCATTGCCGGGAACTGATCGTGCAGGCCTACGGCGAATACCGGAACAACGCCGTGTATGGGGACAAACCCGGCGTGTACTGTGAGAGCAAGATTTTCGGCAGTGAGGAGTTCGGCTACAACAAAATCGTAGTGGAGCGTCCGCAGCGGGACGAAAACGGCGAGATCGTGATGAAGCGGGGCAAGCCGGTGGCGGACACCGCCCTGCGGGACACCGAAAATGTGCCGCTGGTGCAGGACATTGACGCTTATTTTGCCCGGGAAGTCCTGCCCTACGCCCCGGATGCGTGGATCGACAAGAGCAAGACCAAGGTGGGCTATGAAATTCCGATGACCCGCTATTTCTACGAGTATCAGCCGCCCGAGCCGGTGGATGACATTGTGGAGCGAATTCAAAAACTGGAGCGTGAGATTGCCGACAGCCTGAACACGCTGTTTCATAAGGAGGATTGACGGCATATGCGGGAAATGAAAGATAGTGGAATTGAGTGGATCGGGAAAATTCCACATTGTTGGAACACATCAAAGCTCAAGTATCTCGGTCAGTATATCAATGGCTACGCATTTAAGCCAGAAGAATGGGGATCCAAAGGTGTGCCTATTATCCGCATTCAAGACTTAACAGGTTCAAATGATAATCCAAATTATTTTGAAGGGCAAATTGACAAGAAATATGGGGTTGAGAATGGAGATATTCTTATCTCATGGGCAGCTACATTGGATGCTTTCATCTGGAACAAAGGAAACGGATGGTTGAACCAGCATATCTTCAAAGCTGTTCCTAATAGAAGAATCATTGATTATGATTTTTTCTTTTGGATGATAAAGGAATCTATGAAGAATATGAACAACGACAATAAGCATGGCATTTTTATGCAACATGTGACCCTATCTGTGTTCAATAATTTTACTATACCGATGCCACCACTTGCCGAACAGCACCGCATCGCCGCCTTCCTCGACCGCAAGTGCGCCGAGATCGACGCTGTATTGGAAAAGACCCGTGCGTCCATTGAAGAATACAAAAAGCTGAAACAGGCGGTCATTACGCAGGCAGTCACCAAGGGCATCCGTGGCGATAGGCCGATGAAGGACAGCAGGATCGAGTGGATTGGGGAAATTCCAGAATCTTGGGAGGTCTCGTCTGTACGATATATTGGGCAGCTACAAAATGGAATATCAAAGGGTGGAGAGTTCTTTGGAAAAGGATTCCCCTTTGTGAGTTACGGAGATGTTTATAAAAACTACGAATTACCACATTCGGTCTCTGGCTTGATAGACACAACTGAAGATGAGAGAGCCACATATTCGGTAGAATATGGTGACATTTTCTTTACGAGAACATCTGAAACGATTGAAGAAGTTGGTTTCTCGTGCGTGTGCAAAAGATCAATTCCCAATGCGACATTTGCTGGATTTATTATTCGTCTTAGACCATTTTGCGCCGATGAAAAAATACTCACCGACTATGCCAAGTATTACTTTCGCGGAGAACACATTCGGGCTTACTTAGTAAAAGAAATGAATCTTGTAACGAGAGCAAGTCTTGGGCAAACCCTCCTGAAAGGAATGTCGGTTATTGTACCGCCAAAATCAGTACAAAAGGAAATAGCAGAATATCTCGATGATAAATGCGCTGATATTGATGCTTTGGTTGCAAAGAAACAGCAATACCTTACCGAAATCGAAAACTACAAGAAGTCCCTGATTTACGAGTATGTGACGGGCAAGAAGGAGGTCGTATAAATGAATCCATTCTACAACATTTGGAACTATGACTATATCCGGCATCAGGCACAGGCGGAGCACCATTTTTCGCAGGTCAAGCAGGTACAGGACACAGCGAAGGCGCTGTCTGATTTTCTGGACGGCTGCGACAAAATCGAGCCTGCCTATCAGCAGCAGGCAATGGCAGAGTTTTGTGCAGTTATCGCTGCGTATTTCAACAAGCACAACAGAGGATAACTTTACATAAGGGGAACGAATTATGATCACCACCGAAAAACGCTTTGAAGCGGATATAGAATCCTTCTTTCTCTCCCCGGCGGGCGGATATACTAAGGGCGCAGACACTTATGACGCCAAACAGGGGCTCTATGTGAATACCCTGATCGACTTTGTCCAGCGCACCCAGCCCAAGGAATGGGCGCGTTTTGAAAACGCCAATCAGGTGGACCCGGTGCGGAAGTTCTGCACGGCGTTCAACACGGCTTGCGAGACGGAGGGGCTGCTCTCTGTCCTGCGCCACGGTTTTAAGCACCGTGGACTGCGTTTTCGGGCGTGCTATTTTAAGCCGGAGTCTGCCCTGAATCAGGCGGCGGCTGCCCAGTGGGCGGCAAACACCATCGAGTGCTACCGCCAGTGGTACTTCTCTGCCGACACGAAAAAGAGCGTGGATATGGTGCTGGTGCTCAACGGCATCCCGGTATTCGCTTTTGAATTAAAAAACCAGTACACCGGTCAAACAGTGGACGACGCCAAGCGGCAGTGGATGTATGACCGCGACCCGCGGGAGCTTTGCTTCCAGTTCAACAAGCGTATTCTGGCTTATTTCTGCGTGGATCACACCGAGGTGTGGATGACCACAAAGCTCGCCGGAAAGAACACCTATTTCCTGCCCTTTAACCAGGGCTCCAACGGAGCCGGAAACGACGGCGGCAAGGGCAATCCGGCAAACCCAAACGGCTACCCGACGGCGTATCTGTGGGAGAATGTCTTTCAGAAGGACAGTATGATGGACATTGTCCAGAAGTTTATGAACCTGAAGGACGGCAAAGCGCTGATTTTTCCGCGCTATCACCAGCTGGATGTGGTACGCAAGCTGCTGGCCGATGTCAGGCAGAACGGAGCGGGACATAATTACCTGATCCAGCACAGCGCCGGAAGCGGCAAGTCCAACTCCATTGCGTGGACGGCTTACCGGCTGGCCTCGCTGTTCAATGAGGAAAACAAGCCGGTGTTCTCCAGCGTGGTCGTCGTTACTGACCGCACCGTGCTGGATGCGCAGCTGCAGGAGACCATTTCCGGCTTTGACCACACCCTCGGCGCCATTGAGACCATCGGGGAAGATAAGACCTCCAAGGATCTGCGGGACGCCATCAACGGCGGCGTGCGCATTATCGTCACCACCTTGCAGAAGTTCCCGGTCATCTATCAGGAAGTGGATAAAGTAGCGGGACGGAACTTTGCGATTATCGTGGACGAGGCCCATTCTTCCCAGACCGGCAGCTCGGCTCTGAAACTGAAAGCCGCCCTTGCGGATACCGAGGACGCTCTGCGGGAATACGCCGAGATCGAGGGCAAGGCTGAAGAAGAACTGGACCCGGACGACCGCCTGATGCGGGAAATGACCGTTCAGGGGCGGCATAAGAACTTATCCTTCTTTGCCTTTACCGCAACGCCCAAGGACAAGACGCTGGAATTGTTCGGCACGGAATATGAGGACGGCAGCTTTCATCCGTTCCACATTTACAGTATGCGGCAGGCCATTGAGGAAGGCTTTATTCTGGATGTGCTCCAGAACTATATGACCTATGACACCTGCTTCAAAATCGTCAAAACCTCGGAAGATAATCCGGATGTGCCCGCCAGCCGTGCAGCTAAGGTGATCCGCAAATATCAGGAGCTGCATCCGTATAACATCTCGCAGAAGGCACAGATCATCGTGGAGACCTTCCGGGAAACCACCCGAAACAAGATCGGCGGTAGGGGTAAAATGATGGTCATTACCTCGTCCCGCCTTGCAGCAGTGCGCTACTACCACGAGGTCAAACGCTACATAGAGGAGCAGAAGTACAACGATGTGCAGGTGCTGGTGGCCTTTTCGGGTGCTGTGCAGGACGGTGACACAGAATACACCGAGCCGAAACTGAATGTTCGTGCGGATGGGACGCACATCGCCGAAACGCAGACCAAGGCGGAATTCCACGACCATTTCAATGTGCTGATCGTTGCCGAGAAGTACCAGACCGGGTTTGACGAGCCGCTGCTGCACACGATGATCGTAGACAAGAAACTGAAGGGCGTCAAAGCGGTGCAGACGCTGTCCAGATTGAATCGCACCTGCACCGGCAAGGTGGACACTTTCATTCTCGATTTTGCCAACAAGAAAGAGGACATTTTGGAGGCGTTTCAGCCGTTCTATCAAGAAACCTCGCTTTCGCAGGAGGTCAACGCTGACCTGATCTATCAGACGCAGAAGGAGCTGCGGGGATTTGCGGTCTATAACGATGCGGACATTGAGGCATTCGCCAAGGAGTATTTCAGCACAGGCCGGCAGGATGCCCGTGCGATGGGGCGAATGACCAGTGTGTTGAAGCCGGTGGCAGACCGTTATAATCAAAAAACGCCCAACGAGCGGTATCAGTTCCGCCGTCAGGTGCGCAATCTCATTAAGTGGTACGGCTATATTTCGCAGATCCTGCGGATGTTCGATAAGGAACTGCACAAGGAATATGTATTCTGTTGTTATCTGATCAATTTGCTGCCTGCGGAAACCACGGATATGGTGGACCTTGAGGGTATGTACGAGGCAACAGAGCACGGAATAGAAGATGTTGTATTAAAAGGAGTGAACCAAGATACGCTGTTAAAATATGGGCTGAAACTTGTCAAAGATAATGAGTGGCCATCTAATTTGAGTACTGAAGCACCACGGACGGGTATGGAATTTGAGAAACTCTATAAAATTATGAAGGCTTTTTTCAAACACAAAAAAGGAGATGGGTCGCTTGCTGAATTAATTGAATATTGTTCTGAAAGTGAAATGCCCAAATTCATAACTGAGACCATATTTGCAATAGAAAAATCGGTTTATTCGCTTCAGGCTGTTTCGGTTATGACCGAAGGTGAAGTATGATAGAGTTCAAAAAAGATGATTTGCGAAATGAGATACTAGCGTCGGATGGTAATTTGCTCATTATGGGTGGACCGGGATCCGGAAAAACAACTATTGCGCTATTTAAGGCGAAAGAGTTGACAGCCGACTCAAATACTATTCGCAAATCGCAAAAGATACTTTTCTTGAGTTTTGCGCGTGCAACTATATCAAGAGTAGAAGAACAAGCAGGCGAACTCATACCTCAAGAATTAAAAAAACAGATTGAAATCAATACTTACCACGGTTTCATTTGGAATATAATTAAGCATCACGGATATTTGCTCAATTCACAGCCACTCCATCTGTTACCGCCTCACGAATCTGGACACCGTTTATCGGGGCTAAATGATGTGGAACGGAAAAAGAAAATGCTCGAAATGTTCAACACGGAAGGAACGGTTCATTTTGATATATTCGCAAATATTTGCACACGGCTTCTGACCGAAAGTCACGCACTCAAGAAAATAATTTGTGCTATGTATCCTGTTATAATTCTTGACGAATTTCAAGATACCAGTGCCGATGAGTGGCAGTTGATTCAATTATTAGGAACCCAGTCGAAACTAATAGCATTGGCCGATCCGGAACAAAGAATTTACGACTTTAGAGGAGCTGATCCAAAAAGAATTACACAATTTATTGAATCTTTTAAACCGAAGATTTTCGATTTTGGGCAGCAGAACAATCGTAGCAATGGAAAAGACATTGCTGAATTTGGAAATGATTTATTGCAAGGCAAAAACGCAGGGAAACGATATAAAGATGTTTCAGTGTGCCGATACCCATTTCGAAAATTGCCATATACACATTTGGTGTTGAAATACAAGGTGTTAGAAGTCCAAAAAAGCTTATATGAGATGAAGAAAACCGATTGGTCCTTGGCCATACTGGTTCCAACAAATGCGCTTATGCTGGAAGTTTCAGACTCTTTTCAGCGAGAGCAGCAGTTGCAGAACGGCAAAAAATGCCCAGTTATTGAACACGAAGTAGCTGTTGATACTGCTGGCCCATACTTAGCCGCTTTAACAATCGCTAGCATTTTAGAGACCGGGTCACAAAAATGCTGTACTGAATCAGCGGTTCTTACTCCATTGATTGAGCATATACTGGGCCGAAAAGGAGCTGATAAACCACCTTCAAAGGCAGATGTATCTCTCGCGTCTGCACTGAGCCAGTATTCCTCAACAAAGAAGATTCAAGGAAAAAACCGTGAAAAGCTGATTGCTGATACACAGGATATTGTATCTTTGACAAATTCGGCACAATTTTCTGGAAATGTAATAAATGATTGGAAAATTGTATTGACTATCATTGGAAATGAGCAGTCAGAGGCATATCAAAACCTTCTTAAAGATGCAAAGCATTTGAGGCTCCTCCAACGCGGCTCACAACTCTACGCATCGTTAGATGAACTTTGGCGTGAAAACGGTTCTTATGTTGGTGCAACAGAAGCGGTTGCTAACGCCTTAACACAAGAGCATTTTTCAATGAGTACGAGGAAATGGAGCGGCATAAATATTATGACTATACATAAATCGAAAGGAAAAGAGTTTGATGCAGTGATTATATACGAGGGAAGATATCAGAATAGAATTATTTCAAAGCCAGAACGCAGAGAACAAGCCATCTTAAACTTGCGAGTCGCAGTAACGAGAGCCAAAGAGCATACTTATATTTTGACACCTGACGACGATCCGTGTTCTTTACTGTGATAACAGTTTTTGGCGAGAAATCTAGGGCATCGACCGTTAGGTCGGTGCCCTATTCCTATATGAGCCATCTATAAGTCAATAGTGATTACCAGCCGTCCTCCCATCATCGGGAGGGCGGCTTTTTGTGTCTTGATAGAAAAATTGAGAAATTTCTCGAAACACCCTGCCAAACGGCACCCCTTATTCAGAGTAAGTAGAGGGACCTTTTGAAAAGTTGAGAGAATTTTTCAAATTACTTTGCCAAAATCTCAAAAAATTTCCCAATTGGTTAGTAGGAGGGGCACTTAAAAAATTTTTCTAAAACCCATTTGTTATTTGCCCGAAAAGTTCCCAGTTGATTAGTAGTAGGGTTCGCAGAAAAATTCTCAAAAGTTTTTTCGTTCAAATCCAAAAAAATTTCCCAGTTGGTTAGTAGAGAGGCTTTCAAAGGAAACTTTCAAAATTCCTTCGTACAAATCGAAAAATTTTTCCCAGTTGATTAGTGAGGGGGTCTATAAAATACCTTTCTCGCTGGCTACCTATTGAGGGGACTGTCTCCCTGTGTACCTTGAAAAATGAATCGCCGCCTCCAAAGGATATGCTTCCGGCAAGTGCCGCCACGACTTCCCGAAAAAGGAACGAGCGCATCAAAGAAGCAATACGCCGTGGTGAGACTCCGGGGCAGGAACGATGCGGATGAGCGGCAGCAAACAAAAACCGCCGCAGAAATGCGGCTTCAGAACAGACAAAGGAGGTTCAAACCTATGAAGAAAGGAGAGCTCAGAGAGCTTTATCAGATGATGTTCCCGGAATACCCGGACATTGTGACCGTCAAAGAGCTTCGGGAGATGCTGGGCATCAGCCGCAAGCTGGCGTACAAGCTGATCGACTACGGGTATATCCACGCCGTGAAGATCGGCACGACGCTGAAAATCCCGAAAATCAGCGTCATCAACTATGTGATGGAGAAAGAGGTGAAGAAGGTTGGATGAGATCAAGCGCCTTACGCCCGCCCAAAGGGCACGCTGTAACCGATTAATCCGGCGGCTGTGCGCCAACTATGATGGCGGCAACTGCCTGCCGCTGGACGACGGCGAGGGCTGCGTGTGCGTGCAGATGATTTCCTATTCGCTGCTGTGTAAGTACTTTCGGCGGGCGGTTCTGCCCACCGACAAGGCACTTTACGCCGATATTTACCGGCAGCGCACACGGCTCTGCGACCGGTGTGGAAAGCCCTTTGCACCCGGCAGCAACCGGCAGAAGTACTGCCCGGAATGCGGCCGCTCCATCCGGCGCAAGCAGAAGGCGGACTCTGCCAGACGGCGGCGCAGCGTAGAACATTAAGCACCGGGAAAGCCTTGATTTCCAAGGCTTTTGGGATAGCAAAGCGGGGGCGGGTGGCCGTTTCCATCCGCCCCCGCCAAAATCCATTTCTAACATTCTACAAAGGAGAAAAATCTATGAACAACAAACTGAAAACCGTGGACGCAGAGACCCTGCTGTCCACGCCGATGAGCAAGACGATGTTCATCGTAGACGGCCTTATTTCGCAGGGTGTCAATGTCATCAGCGGCGCCAGCAAGATCGGCAAAAGCTGGCTGATGCTGTGGCTGGGGCTGCAAGTGGCGCAGGGAAACTCTATTTGGGGGCTGCCTACACTGCAATGCGATGTGCTCTATCTGAGCCTTGAGGACACCCAGCGCCGCATCAAAGACCGGCTCTACAATCTTACCGACAGCGCCCCGGACAACTTGTATTTCGCCGTGACCTCCGGGCTGATCGGCGGCGGGCTGGAGGAGCAGATCACGGACTTTCTGACTGAGCATTCCGCTACCAAGCTGGTCATCATCGACACACTGCAAAAGGTGCGGGACTCCAAGGGCAGTGCCGGAAAGGCAGGAATGTACGGCAACGACTACGATGACATTTCCTCTATCAAGCGCATTGCCGACGGCTTCAACATCGCCATTTTGCTGGTGCATCACCTGCGAAAGCTGCAAGACAGCGACGATCCCTTTAACGATGTCAGCGGCTCCACCGGCATCATCGGCGCTGCGGACACCAACTTCATTCTGCGCCGCAAGCGCAGCGGTAATGCTGCTACGCTGCTGGTCAGCGGGCGGGATGTGGAATATCAGGAGCTGACCTTGCAGTTTAACGACCTTGTCTGGGAGCTGGTGGAGCGCAAGAACAGCGAGGACATTCATAAGGCGGAGCTGCCGAAATTTCTGTTTCGGGTGGTTGACTTTATGGAGTGCCGCACCGAATGGGTAGGCACGGCCACGGAGCTGCTGACCGAAATGAAGGAGCAGGAGGTCACGCCCAATATGGTCACAAAGTATCTCGGCCAGTTCGCCTATGAGGTGCTGGGGCCGCTGGGCATCGAGTACCGCACCAAGCGAACAGGCAAAAGTCGGCTCATCAAATTTCTGCGCCGTGACGGCGATGACGCAAATGACGCCGGGATCGCTATATAAGGAAATCTCCGTCACAACCGTCATTGCCGTCACAAACCGAAAAAAGGGGGTGAACAAATGCGCAGCAAAAACTACGGGATCAATGTCCGTGTGACCGAGGAGGAGAAGCAGAAGCTGCTGGAAAATGCCCGGTTCTGTTCTCTGTCGCTGTCGGAATACTTGCGGCGGCTGGGGCTTGGGAAAGAGGTCAAAGCGGCCATCACGGAGCGGGATTGCCGCCTGTTTCGGATGCTGAACGGCCTGAAAGCGGAGCTTCCACAGCTTCAGAAAGAGGAAATTCTGAGCAGGCTGGAAGCAATTTTGAATGAATTAAAGTAAGCGAGAATTACGCCTGCGCAGTCTAAGCGAGCAGACTGTTTTTACTCCTGTCGGAGCCAAACAGTGTATCCGCTTGCGATGCCTGCGTCATCTGAGCGAGCAGTGCGTTTTTACTCCCGGCAGGGCCGGAGCGCAAAACACTCGTTAGGGCGTGCCCTAAAACCCCGAAAGAAAAAACTATGAAAGTGAGGACAACACAATGAGAAAATCGGATTTTACTTTACCCACGCTGGATGACCTGTTCTCCACGCAGGCGGAGCGGGACGATGCCAAGCTGGAGCGGGTGCGGAATATTCCACTGGCCGAGCTGCATCCGTTCAAGGGTCACCCCTTCAAGGTGCAGAACAACGAGGAAATGCAGCGGATGATCGAGAGCATCCGCAAGGTGGGAGCCATCACCCCGGCGCTGGCAAGGCCGCTGCCGGACGGCGGTTACGAGCTGATCTCCGGTCACCGGCGACTGGCGGCGTGTCAGGTGCTGGGCGTCGAGACGATGCCTGTCATCGTCCGGGAGCTGTCCGACGATGAAGCGGTGATCGCAATGGTGGACGCCAACTTGCAGCGAGAGACCATCCTGCCCAGCGAAAAGGCGTTTGCGTTTAAGATGAAGTTAGATGCCATAAAACATCAGGGCGTCGCTTCTGTGCAAGTTGCAGAGAAGTTGCTTAGCGTAGAAAAAGTGGCAGACGATGCAGGTGAGAGCAAAGACCAAGTGCGAAGATATATCCGCCTGACCTACCTGATTCCCGAGCTGCTTTCGATGGTGGACGACGGAAAGATTGCCTTCAACCCGGCGGTGGAGCTTTCCTACTTAGACTCGTATCAGCAGCGGGCGGTGCTGGACGCGATGGCGCTGAACGACTGCACCCCGTCCCACGCCCAGAGTATCCGCCTGAAGAAGCTGGCACAGGAGGGCGTGCTGGATGATCAGATGATCTATGCCGTGCTGGCGGAGACGAAGCCCAACCAGCAGGAGCAGCTGAAATTCAAACGGGAGGAGCTGCGGAAATATTTCCCCTCCGGCTATACCGAGGAGCAGATGCGCCGGGACATTATCAAGGGCCTGGAACTGCTGAAGCGGCAGAGAGAACGGAACCGGGACGCCCGCTGATTCGTACCGATACGGCTACGATAAAACAATTCGCAGAATAGAGAGGACCCCAAACCGATGGTATACTGATGCTGTCGGTTTGGAGTTCTGTTCTGCAAATAGAAAGAGACAGGAGGAAAACAAAATGGTAGCAGGACATTTGACTTTGAAAAACGGCAAGTATTATGCCGTGTTGAACTACAAAAACGCCGGAGGGCAGCGAAAAACGAAATGGATCTCGCTGGGGCTTTCCGAAAAGGGAAATAAGCGCAAAGCCGAGTCAGAACTGGCAAGGCTCCGAGCGGAATTTGAGCCGCCCAAAGAAGTGGGCGACCTGAGCAGTGATATGCTGTTCGCCGACTATCTGCTGGAATGGCTGGAGATCGCCAAGGGAAGGCTGGCCCACGCAACCTACGGTGCCTATCAAGGACTGCTGAAAAGCACCATCGTCCCTTATTTTCGCAAGAAGAAATTGACACTGCGGGAACTGGAAGCCCGACATTTGCAAATGTTTTATTCTGAAATGCTCAGGCGGGTCACGCCCAATACCGTTATCCATTATCACGCCGTCATTCACTCGGCACTGAAATATGCAGTCAAGACCGATATGCTGATCCAGAATGTGGCGGACAAGGTGGACCGGCCCAGAAAGAACAGCTTTCAGCCGGTCTTTCTCTCGGCGGACGAGATGCAGAAGATGTTTGAAGTCCTTCGGGGAACCAAGCTGGAGCTGCCGGTGCTGGTGGCTGCCTTTTACGGACTTCGCCGTGGCGAGGTGGTGGGCTTGAAATGGGATGCCATCGACTTTGAGCAGGGCACCATTTCCGTAAAGCGCACCGTGACCTCAACGATCATCGACGGCAAGTATCAGGAGTTCG